CAAACTAAAGCCGACTACCGCACTGCACAGGCTGTAGCGAAGGTGATGGAAGCCGAACGTCTGGTCCGTGTGGAAAAGAAACAGCAGGAGATTACCGATGCCGCATTGCAACATTACGATGTTCAGCTTGCCGCTGCTCGCGCTAAGTATGAGCGGTTGCGGAAAAGTCGAGTCCTCGCTCCCCGTGTCCCCGGTGGTGAGTCAGTGTCCGACGTTTCCGTCTCCTCCCCCGGAATTGATCCAGCGCCCGATGATTTTGGACTTTCTGCCCGCCTCGTAGCGACGGGGCAGGCTTTGCAACTCGACGCGCTGATTAGCTGGGTTGAGCGTCAGGCCGCAATTGACCCGAACGATCATTGAAGGGTGTTTGATGAAATATGAACGCGCTGAGGACAGCGAGATCATTGACAGCGCCCTTGATACGCTAGCCTGGCAGCGCCGTGAGCTCGACCGCCTGACCGCTGAACTGGCTGAAGCTGTGGAGCGCATCGAAGCGCAGGCTGCTGAGATGGCGCGGTTGCGTGCGGCCAGCTAACCGCAACAGAGCGCGCTCGTAGGAGTTGACGATCCTTGAAGGTCGTGATAGTTCCGCTCTCATATCTACTGGCGGGTTTTCACCAGGTGACTTGAAAGGTTCTTTATGAGCCCCGACGACGACGACATTCTCGAACTAACAACGGAAGCGGCCGATCCTTCACCCGCGCCGGAAACCGAGGTCACGGCGGCCCCGGAAACCGCACCTACCGATACCCCGCCGGAAGACCAGCCTGCCGAGGAAACCCCCCGCACCTTCACTCAGGAGGAAGTGGACGACATTCTCAGCAAGCGTCTGGCAAGAGAACAACGCAAGTTGGAGCGTCAGGCACGCGACGAACACGAAGCCCAACAACAGAAGCCGCCATATGACGGCGAACTGCGGGCGGATATGTTTGCCACTCCCGAAGACTATGCCGAAGCCTTGGCTGAACGCATTGCCACGGAGCGGGAGACGCAGCGCGATACGCAGCGTGTTCAACGTGCTACGCTAGAAGCCTACCAGGAACGTGAAGAAGAGGTACGGGATAAATATGAGGACTTCGAGCAAGTCGCGTATAACCCACAACTCTCGATCACCGAATATATGGCTCAGACTATCCAGGCGTCCGAAATCGGCCCCGAAGTCATCTACTGGCTGGGGATGAACCCGAAGGAAGCGTCTAGGATCACCAACTTGCCGCCGCTTTTGCAGGCTCGGGAAATAGGAAGGATCGAGTCCGTCGTGGAAGCGGCGCCCCCGGTCAAGAGAACATCATCGGCACCAGCTCCAATTGAGCCTGTCTCACCTCGGTCCAACGGAACGCCAGCATACGATACTACTGACCCCCGCAGCGTCGGGAGCATGTCGACATCGGACTGGATTGCAGCGGAACGACAAAGGCAGACCAAGCGGACGGGGTCTAACCGCTAACTCCTTTGAAGGAACGCCGTCATGGCCAATTCACTCCTTACCATCGACATGATTACCAGGAAAAGCCTGGAAGTCCTTGAGAACAACCTCGTACTTACCCGCAACATCAACCGCCAATACGACGATAGCTTCGCAGTCCCTGGTGCCAAGATCGGCTCTACTCTACGCATTCGTAAGCCTGACCGTGCTCTTGTTACCGACGGCGCGGCTCTTGAGGTGCAGGATGTGGACGAGCAGAGCACTACGCTGACCGTCTCCAGCCAGAAGCACATCGGCATGAACTTCACGACCGCCGAGATGGCTCTCAGCCTCGACGACTTCGCGGAACGTGTCATCCACCCGCGCATTTCGCAGTTGGCCTCCTCGGTCGACGCCGACGTCGCGAACGTGTACAAGGATGTGTACCAGTCAGTGGGTACGCCGGGCACTACGCCGGCCACTTCGCTGGTGCTGTTGGAGGCTCAGCAGAAGCTGAATGAATCCGCAGCGGCGATGACGCCACGCTACGCCACCGTCAACCCAGCGGCCAACGCCGGGCTCGTCGAAGGGCTCAAGGGTCTCTTCAACCCGACGGACACCGTCTCCCGCCAGTTCAAGAATGGGATGATGGGTACAGGCGTGCTCGGCTTCGACGAGATTAACATGTCTCAGTCGATCAAGCAGCACACGAACGGATCTTGGGGTACCTCGATCACGTCGACCAGCACGGTGGCAATCGAAGGGGCGTCCACACTGGGCATCTCGTTCACAGGGTCGTCGAAAACGTGGGCAGTGGGCGACGTCTTCACTGTCGCTGCCGTCTACGCAGTCAATCCCCAGACGAGGGAAAGCACTGGTTCGTTGCAGCAGTTCGTTGTGACCGCCGCTGCGACTGGCTCCTCGACGGCAACCCTGTCGATCAGCCCGGCCATCTACACCGCGACACACGCTCTCGCGACGGTGGACAGCTTCCCGCAAGCTACTGCGGTGGTGACGATGGTAGGTACGGCCGCGACCCAATACCCGCAGAACCTTGTATATCACAAGGATGCGTTCACGATGGCAACCGCCGACCTCCTGCTCCCGCAGGGCGTCGATATGGCTTCGCGGCAGGTCCATAACGGCATCTCGATGCGTATCGTGCGCCAGTACGATATCAACAATGACAGGATGCCCTGTCGTGTCGATATCCTCTATGGCTACGGAACCATCCGTCCTGAAATGGCCTCAAGGATCTGGGGTTAAACCGCTAACTGAAAGGAATTAATTATGGCTCTTCCCACCTCAGGCGGCGGTCGGCAAATTGGCGACGGCAACCGTAGCGAAGTTCAGCTTGGCTTCATGGCCGCGCCGAGCACGGCGACGGCAACCGCCTCCCTCACCAACGCCCAGTTGTTCAGCGGCATTATTCTCGGCTCGCCGGGCTCGTCCGCTGCGGCCTACACCACGCCGACCGCAACTGCGATCGACACGGCGTTGGTCAACGCTAAGATCGGCGCGACGTTCGACCTGACCGTCGTCAACGTGGATGGCTCCAGTTCGGGCGTCATCACCCTGACGGGTGGCACAGGTGTCACCGCTGTCGGTCTCGCGACCGTCGTGGCGACTGCCGGAACCGCTGAGACGTGGCGCTTCCGCAAGACAGCCTCCGCCGCCTGGTCGTTTTACCGCACCTGACGCATCTGGGGGGTCGCTTCGGCGGCCCCCCAATTCGAGGATAAAAACATGGGTAGTGCGCAGACTGTAGGCATCATCTACGCCTCCCCAGTTCTAGCGTAGCGGGGGCATATCATGGCGACCGCAGGTGACATCATCAATGGCTCGCTTCGGCTGATCGGGCAACTGGCGGAGGGGGAGACCCCCTCGTCGGAGACGTCTGCGGATGCGTTGGCGGCTATGAATCAGATGCTCGACAGTTGGAGCACGGAGAGGCTGGCCGTCTATACGACGCAGGACCAGAACTTCACATGGGCCGCAGCCGCGGCGACCAAGACGATTGGCCCGTCTGGCAATTTTATCGGCACCCGGCCTATCCAGATCCTAGACAGCAGCTACTTTATCGACAGCGCCACGGGCGTTAGCTATGGCTTCGGTTTGGTAAACGAGCGGCAGTACAACGACATCGCGCTCAAGACCGTGACGGCAACCTACCCCCAGGTCATGCTCGTCCATAACACCAACCCCAACGTGACCATGACTTTCTACCCGGTCCCGTCTACGTCACTGGATGTCCATATCATCTCGGTGCTGGAACTCGCGCAGTCTGCGCTGCTCAGCACTACGCTTGCGTTTCCCCCCGGCTATCTCAGGGCGTTTCGCTATAATCTCGCTTGCGAGTTGGCCGCCGAGTTCGGCGTAGAGCCCCCACCGACTGTGCAGCGCATCTCCATGACTGCCAAGCGCGATATCAAGCGCATAAACAACCCCGGCGACATCTTGGGGATGCCCTCCGCGCTGGTTAGCAGTTCTCCAAGGTATAATATCTTCGCCGGGAATTACTGATGCAGACCCCTATTCTGGGAAGCTCCTATGTGGCCCGCTCGGTGAACGCGGCTGATAGCCGCATGGTCAACCTGTTCCCTGAAGTTGTGCCGGACGGGGGTCTCGAACCGGCCTTCCTGCAACGCTGTCCCGGACTCAAGTTTCAGCAGACAGTAGGCGCTGGCCCGGTGCGGGGGCTGTTTGCCCCGTCGAGCGTTGCGTTGTTCTACGCTGTGATCGGTTCGACAATGTATTCCTTCTCCGCTCTGACAGCCACACCTGTCTCGCTCGGCACGGTAACCGGCACCGGCCCGGTATCCATCGCCGACAATGGCTACCAGCTATTCATCGCGGCGGGCGCCACCGGCTACATCTACAACTACACGACAGCGGTGTTCGCCCAGATCACAGACCCTGACTTCCCCGGCGCAACGGACGTTACCTATCTCGACGGCTATTTCGTATTCAATCAACCCAACTCGCAGAAGATCTGGGTGACGAGCCTGCTGGACGGCACTTCGATCGACCCGCTAGAGTTCGCCAGCGCCGAAGGGGCTCCTGACCTTGTTGTTGGCCTCATTTCAGACCACCGCGAGTTGGTCGTGCTGGGCTCGGGCTCGATGGAGGTCTGGTACGATGCGGGTGCGTTGGACTTCCCGCTGGTGCGCCAACAGGGCACATTCAGTGAAGTCGGCTGCGCCGCCGCCAAGTCCATCTCGCGGATGGACAACCAGATCTACTGGCTGGGCCAGGACGAACGCGGCACCGGCATTGTCTACGCCATGTCCGGCTACGTGCCCGCACGCATCTCGACCCACGCCGTCGAGTGGCAGATCCAACAGTATGCGGACATCAGCGATGCCACGTCTTACACCTACCAGCAGGACGGCCACCAGTTCTACGTCCTGAACTTCCCGTCAGCCGACACAACCTGGGTGTTCGACGTCGCGACCGGCGTCTGGCACGAACGGGCCGAGTTCTCGAACGGCGCGTTCGCCCGTCACCGGGCCAACAACAAGTGCGTCTTCGCTAACGAGGTTGTGGTTGGCGACTTTGAAAACGGCAATATCTACACGCTCGATCTCGACATCTACGCCGACAACGGCGCAACCCAGAAGTGGCTGCGCTCCTGGCGGGCGCTCCCAACCGGCGAGAATGATTTCAATCGCACCGCGCAGCACGCTCTGCAGCTAAACTGCGAGGCCGGCGTCGGCCTGAATGCTGGCCAGGGCTCCGATCCGCAGGCCATGCTGCGCTGGTCTGACGACGGGGGTCATACTTGGTCGAACGAACACTGGCGCTCGATGGGCGTAATCGGCAAGTACGGCTTCCGCACGATCTGGCGCCGGCTGGGCATGACCACGAAACTGCGCGACCGCGTCTACGAGGTGTCCGGCACCGACCCGGTCAAAATAGCCATCATGGGGGCAGAGCTGCACATCAACAAGACGGGGGCCTGATATGGCCGTTGACCCGAACCCATCGCGCATGCCAACGCCGCAAGAGCCTATCATGGATATCCGCAGCGGTGGTATGTCCCGTGCGTGGCGGCGGTTCTTTCTCAGCCTATTCGACTCATCCGAAAGCACCCAGACGAACGCTGACCTGCTAGTCGTGGCTCCGGCGCCGACTGGTGGCACCGTCACCAGCGTTGACGCTTCTGGGGGCTCCACCGGCCTGACATTCACTGGCGGGCCGATCACGACCAGCGGCACACTTACGCTCGGCGGAACGCTCGACGTTGATAGCGGAGGCACTGGGCAGACCAGCTATACCAACGGCCAGCTTCTGATCGGCAACACCACCGGCAACACTCTCACCCCAGCCACGCTGACGGCTGGAACAAACGTCACCATCGCCAACGGCGCCGGCGCTATCACCGTCAACGCAACAGATGCTTTTGTCGGAACCGTAACGAGCGTTTCCGTTGTCTCCGCTAACGGGTTTGCGGGAACCGTGGCGACGGCCACCACCACGCCGGCCATTACTCTGTCCACGTCGATCACTGGCGTCCTCAAGGGCAACGGCACCGCTGTCTCAGCCGCATCTGCCGGCACGGACTATGTCGCGCCTGGCGCTTATACGGCCAGCGGCCTTACAATGGCTACCAGCCGCCTATTAGGGCGCACCACAGCCAGCGCAGGCGCAGCGGAGGAGATCAGCATTGCCGGTGGCTTGACGCTATCAGGCGGGGTTCTGACTGGGTTATCGGGGACGATCACTAGCGTGACTGGGACAGCACCAGTCGTATCTAGCGGCGGATCGACACCGGCCATTAGCATGGCTGCGGCCACAACCTCGGTGAACGGCTACCTGAAGAGCACCGACTGGAATACGTTCAATAGCAAAGGCTCTGGCTCGGTTACTAGCGTTGGTGGCACTGGAACGGTAAATGGCATCACCCTGACTGGCACA